GTAGAATCAAAATTAGAAAAATTAGCCGTAAACAAAACGCATATATAGAGTATAATAGTTAAACACATTCTTATGAAAAGTATCTTAGAAGAAGCAAATGAAATTGTAAACAACAGGAGTGAAGAAGCGGATCGTAATTACGGTCCTTTTTCAGAAGGCATGGACAGAGCTGCCCTAATATTTAAAGGTATGACAGGCCATGATGTAAATGGCGCTGATATGTTTAAAGCATTAGTTGCTCTTAAGTTTTCAAGAGAAAGTTACAATCATAAATGAGATAATCTCTTAGATGCAGTAGCATACATTCAGGGTTTAGATAATTACGAAAACGGAAAATAAATGAAAGTACAGGTAAGAAGAACCGAGTATCGATATATTGCTGAGGCAGGGCCTATAGTATCGCTAGACACTGCCAAATTTCCAAACTTTAAAGGAACTACTGAGGAAGAATTTACCGACTATCTCGCAGAAAACTATTGGGAAATAGATGGAATGGATGAACTAATAGGTTCCAGTCTAGGAATCAGCGATGACCAAACACATTCCGCATTAGCAGATTTAGTTTATTCTGATTTAGACATATACTCAGACTCATCTAATAAAGGATATGAAGGAGAAATACAATTAGGAGAAAAAGACGAATCTTATAATAAACACGGAGGATTTAAAATTAAACACGGATCACAAATATGAAAATAGCATTAGTATTAGCAAAAGGAGTTGAAGGTTGTGGACTCACAAGACACACAATCGAATTTTATAATTGGCTTATCAAAGAAGGTCACGATGCCACAATATATGCGGCAGTTGAAAAGAAATGGCCTCGCCATAAAACAACAGATATTGTTTGTACCGAATTTAAGAGAAAGGATATTCCTAACATTGCTAAAGAACTTGAAAAAAGTGATGTAGTATATTACACATCATATCCACATAAATCAGTAGGAGATGAATTCAACGAAGATTTTATTGAGCACTGTATTTATGGTTTAGAAAATCCTATTAAAATAGGAAACTGTTTAGACCATAACACCGCAAACTTAGCAAAGAATTATAAGTATTGGGAAATCATGAAATCAATGGACGCTATGTTCAACTATTCTGCAAGATCTAATTTTGCAAATAAATTAAGAGAGCATGCCCCTGATACTCCATTAATTGAAATGAATCTTAATCCTTATGATTATGACGCATGGTCTAATACTGTAGTTCCCGTAGAGGAACAAGAGAGAAGAGCTACATATTTTGGAAGATTCGCTGGATTTAAAGATCCTTTTAGAATGTTCGATATTATGGAATTATTAAAAGGTAATAATTTCGTAACAGAATGTAGAGGAGTTGAAAGATCTATTGGAGCTCTTCCTATGTTTTTACAAGATGATAGAAAAACTCTAAGAGAAGATATCTTTGAAGTTCATGAAATTAAAAATCCAGTTACATATCCACAAGTTGAAGATAAAATGTATATGTATGGTCCTTATAATTTAGCAGAAGGAATGGCAGAACTTGGAAAATCAATGTTCGGCGCAGAATTCTTTAACCTGCCAGAAAGACTTTATGGTTCAATGATTGAATATGCAATGTGTGAAGTTATCGCAGCGGGAACTATACCGTTATTTGACAAACACTGGGGAACTCACGTTATTCATAGAACTGAAGGAGTTCCATTCATAGAACTTAAGGATTTTGCAATCTTCGTAGACAAAGAGGATATTGCAGCTTCGATCCCACAGATTCTAGAATTAGCAAACAATAACGAAAGAAGAGATGAATTTAGAAAAAACTCTCTAAGATTAGCTAAATTACACAACGCACCAGAAGTTGTTAACAATGATCTGTTCAATGCAATAAGCATTGTTAATAAAAGATCAGTAGAAAAACCAGTAGAATTAAAAACAGATTCATTATTTTAAGTAGAATAATAAGTAACATTAAAAAGTAGCGAAAAAAATGGCAAATATTGACAACGAATGTAAAGATCTAGAAGTAAAAGATTTTTACGACCAATCAACAACACACTTGGCAGATATTATGGAAAACCAAAAGAAGATGCAAGAGCAGACTTATGGTTTTAACTTTGATGATATGACAATCCGAGAAATTATGGATTTCTGGCACTGTAACACACATGCAGTAGTTGACGAAATTCATGAAATGACAGATGCTCTAGGTGGTATTAAAGACGGAAGTGGTAATGCAGTATGGAAATACTGGAAAAAAGACTTCACCAAATACGATAAGTTAAAAATTTCTGACATGTCTGAAGGCGACAAAAAAGAATTGTATATGGAATGGGTAGACATTCTACACTTCTTTATTAATTATGCCGCTTCAATTGGGCTAGATGCTAAAACAGCATACAACTACTACTTCGCAAAAGCAGAAGAGAATGTTAACCGTCAGAAAAATAACTATTAATGATATTAGATATTGAACAAAGAGATAGAGATGTTATTATCTCTTATTACGACACCGAAGGTAAAGTAGCATTTAAACAATATCCAATTTCACAGTATCAGAACTGGTATGTATGTAATGATAATGATAAAGGCAGAAGCCTAGATCATAAAAACTGGGATGGCAGATCAGTTAAACTAGGAGATGCAAGACGATACAATAAGTTTTCTTTAACATATTTCCTAGATTCATTACCTGCAAAGGATAAAGAAGAAATCTTCGCATACAATATGCCTAAAACATACTTCGTTGATATTGAAACTGAAATCGTAGATGGCTTTCCAAAAGCAGAAGAAGCAAAAAGTAGAATTCTATCTTTTTCCATTATTACCCCAGAACATAAAGCGATAGTATTAGGATTAGAAGACATGGATTCTAAGAGTATTCAGAAGATTGAAGACGATACTAATAAGTATTTTAAAGATTTTGATCAAGACTGGGAATTCAAATACCAGAAGTTTGAGTCTGAATATGATATGGTTTATACATTCCTAATGAAGTTCTTGCCTAAGTTTCCAATGATGACAGGTTGGAATTTTATTAATTATGATTGGCAGTATATTGTAAACAGATGTAAGAGATTACAGATCGATGTTTCTGAAGTTTCTATGACTCAATCTCTGGACAGAAATGATAGTAGACCCTTACACATTGGAATTTTAGATTACATGCAATTATATGATAAGTATGATAGAAGTGTAAAGGTAAAAGAATCTAATGCACTTGATTACGTTTCAGGTCAGGTTCTTAATGTTAATAAGATTAAATTTACAGGGTCCTTACAGGATCTATACAGAGATGATTTTGTTAAATATATCTACTATAACGTGGTCGATTCTGTTTTAGTTTATTATATAGATCAGAAGTTGAAATCTATGGAAGTCCTTTTAACTCTTGCGAATATTACAAAGATGCCTCTATATAAAGCAGCATCGCCAGTGGCAGTTACAGAGTCACTGATTGCAAGAAAACTATCAGAAGAAGGTAAACGAATTGGATCTGAAAAGAAAGAAGACAGTGAAAAGAATGCACAGTATGCTGGTGCTTATGTAAAAGAGCCAATAGTAGGATATTATGCCGGTGTAAGTGCATTTGATTTTGCTTCACTATATCCTTCAATCATGAGACAATTCAATATTTCACCAGAAGCTTTCGTTGAAAAAGTAGAAAAAAATGAAGTAGCTGAAAGAAGAAAAGATAAAGATGTAATAGTCTGTGAAAACGGAGTAGTATATAAGCAAGAGACTTCTATGTTAAAGAAAATCTTAGGAGATTTATATGAACAACGTAAAGACTATAAGAAAACTTCATATGAATATTTTACAAAAGCAGATGAACTCAAGAAGAGGTTATTAAAAAAAGATTAAGATAATCTTTTTGTCTCGAGAGGCAGTCGACTATTCGATATGAATATATAGACTACTAACGAGACCAACTGTTTACACATTGGTCTTTTGTAGACTTTAGGAACTAGTATAAAAATTTAAGAAAACGCAATTTATGAAACCATCAATATTTAAAGAAAGAATAGAATACAAACCATTTGAATACCCGGTGTATTATACCGAAGGATGGTTAAAACAAGCACAGGCATTTTGGTTACATACTGAGATTTCAATGCAAGGTGATGTCAAAGATTGGAATGAAACACTTACGAAATCTGAAAAGAATTTAGTTGGAAATATTCTTTTGGGGTTTGCACAAACTGAATGTGCAGTTTCAGATTATTGGACAGGTATGGTTACTGATTGGTTTCCTAAGTGGGAAATCAAACACATGGCAATGTTATTTGGTTCTCAGGAAACTATTCATGCCACCGCTTATTCTTATTTAAATGAAACTCTAGGCCTTGAAGATTTTGAAGCATTTTTACATGAACCAACAACGGCAGAAAGATTCGATTTTTTAATGTCAACTAACGCCGAATATACACATGAAGATTTACTAAAAGATGCATCTGCAAGAAAAGATGTTGCAAAGTCTTTAGCAATATTTTCTGCATTCGGAGAAGGAGTAGCATTATATTCTTCCTTCGCAGTTCTTTACTCTTTTCAAATGAGAAACTTATTAAAGGGAATTGGACAGCAAATGAAATGGTCAGTAAGAGATGAATCATTACACTCAAAAATGGGTTGTCAATTATTTAACCACATGTGCGAAGAATATACTGAACTTAGAGATTCTGTTCAATCTCAAGTTGAAGAAGCTGCAAAATTAATGGTTGAAATGGAAATGAAGTTTATCGATAAAATGTTTGAAATGGGAGACCTTGAGAACATGAAAGCATCAGATCTTAAAGAATTTATTAAGAAGAGAGCTAATGAAAAATTAAATGAAATAGGATATAATCCTATATTCGAATACAACGAAGAAAGTGCAGCTGAACTAGATTGGTTCTATCACCTAACAGGTGGACATACACATACAGATTTCTTTGCAGTAAGACCTACTGATTATTCTAAAGCAGGCGAAGATGAAAATTGGGATGAAGACGATTTGTTTTCATAATAAACCTAACAATAACACACAATACACGATGATAAGAAACTATAGCGACGCACCAAACCCCGAATACAATGAAAAGGGAAAAGAAAGAAATTTCGGAGAATCCGAAGGATGGAAATTAGGAGTAGACTTCCCAGTATGGGCCAATACAGAAGTTTATGTAAAAACAGTTTCCAAAGGATATCTTCTAGAAGGAGAAACCCCTAAAGATGCATATTGGAGAGTTGCAACTACTATTGCATCAAGATTAAGAAAGCCTGATTTAGCAAGTAAGTTTTTTGATTATATGTGGAAAGGATGGTTAAATTTAGCCACTCCTGTTTTTTCAAATACTGGTTCTGAAAGGGGCTTACCTATTTCATGCTTTGGAATAGATGTTGCAGATTCAATTCACGATATAGGCTCTAAGAATTTAGAATTAATGTTACTTGCTAAGCATGGAGGAGGAGTTGGTATTGGTGTAAATCAAATAAGACCAGCAGGTACAGTTATTTCACAAAATGGAACCTCAGACGGAGTAGTTCCTTTTATCAAAATATACGATTCTACTATTTTAGCAACTAACCAAGGTTCAGTTAGACGAGGTGCAGCTTCAGTTAATATAGATATAGAGCATGATGATTTTTGGGAATGGTTAGAGGTTAGAGAACCTAAAGGTGATGTAAACAGACAATGTTTAAACGTTCATCAGTGTATTGTAGTCTCTGATGGTTTTATGCAAAAGATTGAAGCAGGAGATAAAGAGGCACGAAAAAGATGGGCTGCCGTGATAAGAAAAAGAAGAGCAACCGGAGAACCTTATATTATGTTTAAAGGTAATATCAATAGAATGAATCCTGATGCATATAAACAAAATGGCTTAAAGGTTTATATGACTAACATCTGTTCAGAGATCACGCTGCATACTGACGAATCACATTCATTCGTGTGTTGTCTATCTTCTATAAATCTTAAAAAATACGAAGAGTGGAAAGATACGGACTTAGTATATACTGCCACTATATTTTTAGATGGAGTTCTTACAGAATTTATTAATAGAGCAAAGTATATGAGAGGTTTTGAAAACTCTGTTCGTTCTGCAGAAAAAGGTAGAGCACTAGGACTTGGAGTTCTTGGATGGCATACTTATTTACAAGATAAAAATATTCCATTCGATTCTTTAACTGCTCAATTTGAAACAAGAAAGATTTTTTCTCAAATCAAGGTAGAAAGTGAAAGAGCAAGCAGAGATTTAGCCACAGAATATGGAGAACCACTTTGGTGCGTAGGAACTGGAATGAGAAATACACACTTAAGAGCAATTGCACCTACGGTTTCTAATTCTAAATTAGCTGGAAACGTTTCTCCAGGCATAGAGCCATGGGCAGCAAATGTATTTACAGAGCAAACTGCTAAAGGAACTTTTATCAGAAAGAATCCAGCACTTGAAAGTATGTTAACTAAAATCAAGCAGAACAAAAAACAAGTATGGGACAAAATATTAGAAGATGGTGGTTCTGTTCAAGGTG